ATGATAGTAGGTAATCACGATACAGTTTCAATAACTGAAAAGAGTTTTGAGGAGTACCATTTGTACTGGCACGACTCAGAAGGGGTGATGGACGATAAGTTCATCGTCAGAATCTACGGGCATATAGATGTTGCTGCTAATGTAGCGAAGGCTATAGCTCATCTGCAATGCGAGTACATATCATATCCAGTGGTTGTAAAATCATGGTCAGAGTGGGAGAATGAGAATGACTGAGGCTCAACAGCAGCAGATACTTGAATGGCTTAAACAATGTCCAGTGAGTGTAAAGTCAGTGGACGTGTACGAAGCAACACAAGCAGTAAGTATTTATCTATCAACTAAAAACTAGCGAGGTAACATGAATGTTAAGACGTATAGAGAACCGTGCAGCGAGAGCTGTAGTACGTGGGGGTGCGAAGTTAGCATCAGTGTTAGGCATGCGAGTACGTCAGGATCGTGATGGTGCTGACAGGTATTTCCTACAATCCAACAGAGGGCATTGTAATGTCTACATGTTGACGCATCGTAAGAAAAAGCATCGTACTGGTATCAGCGAGGGTGACACCTTCAAGCAATACCATCTAGGGTTTATGTCATTCTACCGTGAGGTAGGTAACCGCTACATGTGGGACATACCACAACGTGAGGAGGGGTAGTGTTATACTTCACTAACCTAGTTGAGTACATGGCAGCAGTTAAGCTGTGTACTCAAGAGGGTATATACTTTGAGGGTACTGAGTTTAAATCCTCAGACAATACCTTTAACTATTGCTTAGAAATTACAGGGGTAAAATAGGTATGGATTGGAAAGACAAACTACATATCATCGTGGGTTGCAGTGTACTGGTTGGTGCTACCAACTTGATGACTATACCCAAGGCATATGCCGATGACGATACTATGGACAATGCCGAGCACTGCATGCCACTGCAAAAGTACCAATCACAGCAGCAGTATGTTGACAGGCTAGAGCAACTTGTGTCAGACTTATATGTATTCAAAGTACAGTCCAAGATGGACATAGCAGAGGAGAGATACCTTGAGCAATACCGCACAGAACGGCAAGGGGAGTAAGCGTAGACCAACCAACGCTGAAAAATACAACGACAATTTCGACAGGATATTCTGTCAGAAAGGTACTCAACCAATAGAGGAGAAAGAAAAAGTGGAAGTATTAGAACCTTATTCAGAGGGACACGCATGGCGACCTGCATGCGGTGGTATGGAACGACCATTCGAGTGGCATGGTAAAGAGTACCTGTACATGTACAACCATGAGACGGGCGAGCATGCTTACTACAATTCAACAGATGATGTCTTTGAGACAGAGGTGGAGTTTAACTGATGCTTCAATACTACATGGATGGTGGTGATATTACCACTTACAGAGATTGCAAAGAGTTCTACTGGTCTGTTAAAGTTAAGCCCAGTGACATCGAGATCGTAGACGGTGACGCTACAGCAGATCAGATAGCAGATGATATTAACTTTTGGTTCGCCAAGTGCGAAGGTAAAACAGTGGGGTGGAAAAGATAATGGATAAGAGATATAGAATTACTACTCGGTCGGTTGTTCTAATCGAGTATATCGTCAGAGCTAATGACGAAGAGGAGGCAGCCGATTGTATCGTAGACGGTGCATGGGAGTCTGAGGATGTAGTCGATTATGCCAACGAAGAGATATTATCAATCGAAGATATAGCATTGGAGGTGAACTAATGGGACAGAGTGAAGTAGTAATTAGATTGGAGTTTGATGATGATGATTTTGATGGCAGTGAAGATGCTCTTAGAGAGTCTGTCTATCAATACTTAACAGAGCTTATGGAAGACGACAGATTATGTTATTCAGTGGAGGCTGTATCATGTATCTAGTATCATACGGAACGTACAACGGTTACTACGAAGAAACCTTTATGACATACGAGGAGGCACAGCAGTTCGTATTAGACAACCAAGATGAATGCTCAGGCATGGGTGTAGAGTGCATTGATGACCCTGACGATGACTCTTATTATGTCTCACGATAAGATAGTAATACCAGATGCTGCCATACGAGAGTTCAATAAGAAGTATGGCAAGTATCTGCCCAAGCCTAAGAAGTCTAACAAGCCGCCTGAGTGGATAGACGAAGATGAAATGTTTCTTAAGTATATACTTGACGTTCCTACGCAGTCGAAGTAAAGGGCTTGTCAACGAGGAGGATAAGATTATGATAAGATTTTTAACGCATCCAACAGTTATGTTTATTACATTCACAGCACATTGTGTGTTGGCTGCTTGGGTAATACAGAAACTTGAGGGGGTGCTGCTATGACTATTGCACAAAGGGGTAAATCATATCAGGCTCGCATACAAGTAGGTGATCACAGGGCTAGTAAGACGTTTACTAACCATGCTGATGCAGAGCTATGGGAAGCACAAGCTAAACATAATTTAACACGAGGACTAGCTGCACCTGTACACATTAACAACGTGACTGGAGTATCTTCGGCATGGTCGCTAGGTCGATCACTTGACGAAGCATACGAAACATTGTGGGAAGGTACTAAGAGTGAAGACCATGTGCCAAGCACCATGAGATGTTTATCTAAATGGTTTGGACACAAGACACCAGTCAGTAAGATAGACACACAGCTCATCAAAGGCTACGTGCAGATGATGAAGAAGCAAGGTAGGGCAGGTGGTACAATCAACAGACACCTCTCTTGCTTACGTCAGGGCTTACTCATGGCAGTAGATAACAACCAGTTGTCAGAGCTGCCTAAGATACACAGGCAGAAGGAAGCTAACCATACTGTTAAGTGGTATCGTCCTGAACAGGAGAAGTTATTATTAAATACTCTCTTGGAAATGGGTGAGGACTACATACATGATGCAGCAATTGTCAGTCTTGACACAGGTATGCGAGCGAGTGAGCTGTTAAAGTTTGATCCAACACCAATACCTATCGGTAACAAGTGGGGTCTTATGATACCTGATCGAAAGAATGGCGATGACTTACTACTACCAGTAACCGACCGTGTGTTGGAATGTGTTGAGCGTACTACGTTTGATACTCACCCAAGACAATTCAGAAAACGCTGGCAGAGGTTGCGTGACCGTACAGGTATGCAAGATGCTATATGGAAAACATTCCGCAGCACTTGCTGTAGTAAATTAGTAATGGGTGGTATGGATATATTCAGAGTTAAAGAATGGATGGGACATCGTAACATCCAAACAACAATGAAGTATGCTTACCTCGCACCCGAAGGATTACTAGATGGTCTTGATATCCTTCAAGCAAACTAAATCTCGTGCCACAGTTTCATTAATCAGTGTCCCAATACAAGAGGTAGACATGACTACTATGGACAACCAAATCGAGCTTGAATATCGTATGCTGCAATCAGGCATCGACAGATACAACAAGCAACTCGATGATATGACCACATCAAACTTACAATCTAAAACTTTACATGGGAGGACTATTATATCTGGTGTGTGCGAACCAGTTGCTGATGGCATTCGTCAGTTAGTTAAGAGTAAGACAAGCAACCGTGACATAGCAGTAAAATTATTACAGGGTCTTAACCCTGAACAAGCGGCTTACCTAGCCCTTATATCAGTAGTGGATAAGGTATCTCAGAACGTACCACTACTCAATGTAGCTCGTTTGGTGGGAGTGAACATAGAAACACAAAAGCGACTGGACGAATGGCTGAAGATCGACAGGGACACAGCTAAGAATCTTATACGCATGGCTAACCAAAAGTCTGACAAAGGTTTTGACCACAAGCGTCATGGTTTGAACCACAAGATGAAATCAGATAACATTGACATACCTTACTGGGCAGACACAGACAGGATACACGTAGGGTTACGTCTTATAGATATTATCATTAGGGACACAGGCATCATTAAATTACGTAGTGAGTACACTAGACGTAAGACAGTGACGTATCTACAGCCTACTGACGATACACTAGAATGGATCAAGGCGTTTAACGAAACGCATGAGTCTAACTTACCAAGGTACTCACCGTGTATCATTCCACCTAAAGATTGGGATTCATTCTTTGGTGGTGGTTACTACAGTGAACACATTAACAAGAAACCTTTTCTCAGGATACATGGCATATGAAACAGCACGTAAAAGATTACATCACAGAATTTGAACAGCAAGACCTTACTGCTGAGTTTAGGTGTGTTAATGCTTTACAGAAAACACCTTGGCGTATCAATCAGTTTGTAGCTCAGACGTTACGTGAGGCATGGGACAGTGGACAGGAGTGGGAAGGCTTACCTCCTCGTGACAGTATACCAGTACCTCCTTACCCGTTTAGTGTTGACCCTAAAGATTTAGATGAGGAGCAGCGAGCAGAGTTTAAAGAGTTCAAGAGTAAGCGCAACAAAGTATACAACGAGAACGGACGTAATATGTCTAGGCGTATACAGGTAGAGCGTACCATACAGTTAGCTGAGGAATACTTAGCCCATGATAACTTCTGGTTTGTGTGGCAGTGTGACTTCAGGGGGCGTAAGTACCCAGTAGAATCGTTCCTATCACCACAGAATGCTGACTACTCTAAGGCACTACTAGAGTTTTCTAACCCTGTTACTATGGACACTGACGAAGATGCTCAATGGTTAGCCATTCACGGTGCTAACGTGTTTGGTGTTGACAAGGTATCATTAGTTGACCGTGAGATATGGGCATTGAGTAACACACAGAATGCCATTGACGTTTACGAAGACCCATTTGCAAACCGATGGTGGCAAGAGGCTGACAAGCCTTGGCAAGCACTAGCATGGTGCAAAGAGTGGGCAGAGTGGACGTTCGCTAAGGGGTCTGGAGAGCCGTATGAGACACGCTTACCATGCGCTAGTGATGGTTCATGTAACGGCTTACAACACCTCTCAGCGATGCTCAGGGACGCTGAAGGGGGTCGAGCAGTTAATTTGACACCAAATAGAGAGCCGCAAGACATATATGCCGATGTAGCCAACAGAGCTGCTGAATTACTGGAGAAAGAGAGCACATTGATGGCTCGACAGCTACTAGAAGTTGGTGTTTGTCGTAAGATTACTAAACGATCTGTAATGATTGTACCATATTCAGGCACAAGACACGCCTGTAGAGCATACATACAAGAGGCACTTGCTGATAAATGCAAAGGTATAGACCCTTGGGAAGGTAATTACTTTCAAGCTGCCCTGTATCTATCAGGTTTTGTATGGCAAGCAATCAGCGAGGTCATCGTATCAGCCTTTGAAGCTATGAATTATATCAAGGACATAGCCAAACTGTACGTAGATAATGACTTGTCTTTCTATTGGAAGACCCCAACAAACATAATGGTTAGGCAGTATTATCCTAACAGTAAGAAGAAAAGAGTACAGTCTCACCTCAATGGGTCAATCGTTAGGTTGTCTTATCGGGAGGCTGAAGAAAATTCAATCGACAGTAGGAAGATGTTGTCAGCAGCTAGTCCAAATTTTGTACACTCGCTAGATGCAGCAGCTCTTACACTGACGGTAGATAAATGTTTAGACGAAGGTATCACTGACTTTGCTATGGTGCATGACTCATACGCCACACACAGTCCTAACATGCCACGACTAAACAATGAGTTACGTGCTGCATTTGTTGCAATGTATGAGGAGAACGATGTCCTCATGGATTTATACGCTGCCGCAGTATCTGCTTTACCGAAGGATGTGGTTGTACCACCTCCACCACAACGAGGAGACTTGGACTTGAAGGATGTTTTGAAAAGCGATTACTTTTTCGCCTAATTTCTAAACTTCCCCTTAAGCCCAACACCCCCGTTCAACATTAACTATAGGAAAACTTAAGTATGGCTAAAAATATATTAGTATTAGAAGGCACAGCACAGTGGGCAAAAGTCTTTGAACCTGATACCAAGTTCAACCCTTTGGGTGACTACAGTATCAACCTTCAAATGACGGCTGCACAGGCTGCTGAGATGAGTGAGCAACTAGATCAAATAGTTCAAGCTAAGTTTAATGAGGCGATCAAAGAAGACCCACGCCTTAAAACTACGCTGACCACTCAACCTGTATGTCAACCAGTCTTTGATCGTGAGACAGGCGATGACACAGGTAACGTAGAGTTTAAGTTCAAACTGAAGGCTAAGATTCAGAAGCGTGATGGTACGTGGTATGAGCAGCAGCCAGCAGTGCTAGACTCTAAGAAAGTTCCAGTGACCAATGACATTCTTATCGGTAACGGTTCACGAGTGAAGGTAGCTTTTGAACCAATCCCTTATGTAATGGCAAGCACCAAGAAAGCTGGTGTATCTTTACGATTGAAAGCAGTTCAAGTGATTGACCTAGTGGAATACGGTAACAGTGCCGCTAGTGTCTTTGATGAGGAAGACGGCTTTGTAGCTCCTCCTGCTACAGTAGCTGCTAACTCAACTGGGGAGCTTGCTGATGTCGCTGACTTCTAGATCGACCCTAGAAGAACGTGTTCAGCAGAACCTTAATGCCCGTGGAGTAGCTTATGAGTATGAACCTTGTAAGCTACCCTACGTGGTAGAACGTAATTACATTCCTGATCTAAAGATCAACGAGATGTACATTGAGGTGAAAGGTTACTTCCGACAAGATGCTCAACGTAAGATGAGAAGCATGAAGGAACAGCACCCTGACTTGGACATACGTTTTCTTTTTCAAAGAGCAAACAGCACAGTACAAGGTGCAAAGAAACGCAAAGATGGAACTAAGATGACTTGCAGTGAATGGGCAGATCGTCATGGGTTTATCTGGGCAGAAGAAATAATCCCTGAAGAATGGATAAAGTAAATGGAACAAACGGAGAGTGAGTTTTTAATGCACACTCCATGCGATAAGTGTGGCTCGTCAGATGCAAACAGTTTGTACACTGATGGTCACACCTATTGTTTTGCGTGTGAAACGTATGGGCAATCCCAAGAGGAGGCTAAGGTGGTAGAGATTAAACCTGTAGATTTTTTAACAGGTACGCATGAAGTGTTAGTTAAGCGCTGTCTGACAGAGAAGACAGTAAAGTTTTGGGATTATCAAACAGGAACTTTTAATGGTAAGACAACGCAGATTGCAAATCACAAGACCACGAACGGTAAGATCGTTGGTCAGAAGATTAGAACAGCAGGAAAAGAGTTCAGTGTCCGAGGCAACCTTAAAGAAGCAGGACTCTACGGACAATGGCTCTGGCGTGATGGGGGCAAGAATGTCACCATCGTTGAAGGAGAGCTTGACGCACTCTCAATGTCTCAAGCGTTCGACCACAAGTGGGCAGTAGTTAGTTTAAAGACTGGTGCAGCAGGGGCGAAGCGTGACATCAAACAAGCTATAGAATGGCTTGAGAAGTTTGAGTCTGTAGTCTTTATGTTTGATAACGATGAGGTAGGGCAGAAGGCAGCAATAGAATGTGCCGCACTGTTATCCCCTCGTAAAGCTAAGATTGCCAAACTACCACTTAAAGATGCCAGTGATATGATTATGGCAGGTCGTCATGCAGAGTTAATAGATTGCTTTTGGGGCGCTAAAAATTATCAGCCTGATGGTATCATTAACGGTGCAGACCTATGGGAAGAAGTATCGACACACAAAGAAGTACACACCTTACCTTACCCTTACTCAGCTCTAAACGAGAAAGTTGGTGGGTGTAGGTTAGGTGAGATTGTTACTGTAACAGCAGGTTCAGGGTTGGGTAAGTCACAGCTCACTCGTGAGTTTGCATATCATCTACTGAACGAGGGCGCTACCATAGGCTACGTTGCGTTGGAGGAATCCAGTAAACGCACAGCTCAGGGATTGATGTCTCTACACCTAAACAAACCTGTACACTTGGAAGACGTACCTACTGATGACTTACGTAAAGCCTTTGACGCTACCATGGGTACAGGTAGAGTCTTTATGTATGACCACTGGGGTTCAACTGAATCCGATAACTTGTTAAGTAAGATACGTTACCTTGCTCGTGGCTGTAACTGTCAGTACATTATCCTAGATCACTTAAGTATTGTTGTAAGTGGTATGGAAGGTAATGACGAAAGACGTACCATTGATACACTGATGACAAAGCTACGTTCACTTACTGAAGAACTAAACATTGGTATGATTGTAGTCTCACACCTACGCAGACCAAGCGGTGACAAGGGACACGAAGAAGGTATTATTACTTCGCTATCACAATTACGTGGTTCAGCAGCAATAGGTCAGTTATCAGATATTGTTATTGGCTTAGAGCGTAATCAACAAGATGCAGAAACCTCTGACACTACAACTGTACGTGTACTTAAAAACAGATGGTCAGGTGAGACAGGCGTTGCAGGACAATTAGTTTACAACAAGGAAACAGGTCGTATGTCAGAGGACTATGACGTACCATTTTAATCAATCCAGCGAGATGATAATATGTTAATTTTTGATATTGAAACAGACGGTCTATTAGAGGACGTAACAAAGGTACACTGCATTGTAATACAGAATGCTATCACAGGTCACGTTAGTGCATATGACCCTACACAATTAGACGTAGCTCTTGACGTACTACAAGAGGCAGAAGCACTTGGGGGTCACAACATCATGGCATATGACTTGCCAGTGTTGAAGAAGCTTTACGACTTCGACTACTATGGACAAGTGTACGACACGCTTGTTGCTTCACGTTTAATTTATCCGAACATGAAAGAAAAAGATATATTAAAGAGAACAGTAGATAACAAACTTATCGGCTCGCATTCCCTAAAGGCTTGGGGACAACGCTTAGGTGATAGGAAAGGTGACTACGGTGAGGCAGAGGATGCTTGGGATACTTTCTCTCAAGGTATGTTAGAGTATTGTATTCAAGACGTAGCACTTAACTGTAAGCTGTACGATTTACTACAAGCGAAGAAGTACCCTGAAGAACCCATGCTTCTTGAACACGAGATGAATAGACTGTTACTACAACAACAGGAAATAGGTTTTCCTTTTGACGTAGAGAAAGCACAAAAGCTTTACACAGAACTATCCGCACGTAAGCAAGAGATAGAAACAGAGTTGGTAGATACACTACCACCCACTATTGTTGAGTTAAAGACAAAGACAAAAGTGATACCGTTCAATCCTGCATCACGACAGCAGATAGCAGACAGGTTACAAAAGAAAGGGTGGAAGCCCACAGAGTTTACTCCGTCAGGTGAACCAAAAGTTGACGAAAAAATTCTGGCAGGAATTAATATGCCCGAAGCTAAACTACTGACAGAGTATTTAATGCTAAACAAAAGGTTAGGACAATTAGGAAATGGTAAACAAGCTTGGCTCAAACTGGTTAAAAAGAATCGCATACATGGTCGTGTTAATCACATGGGTGCTGTCACTTCTCGTTGCACACATAGTGATCCAAATGTCGCACAAGTACCAAGCACAGGTGCAGCTTTTGGAAAGGAGTGTAGAGAGTTGTTCCACGCCCCCGAAGGTTATTCACTGCTTGGAGCAGATGCAAGCGGGCTTGAGTTGCGATGTCTAGCACACTACATGAACCGTTACGATGGTGGTAGATATGGTAAAGAAATACTAGAAGGTGATATACATACAGCCAATCAAGAAGCAGCAGGACTAGCTACCCGACCACAAGCTAAGACATTTATCTATGGCTTTTTATACGGTGCAGGTAACGAGAAGATAGGACAGATCATTGGTAAAGGTGCGAAGGAGGGAGGTCAGATTAAGAAACGCTTTCTGGCTAAGACTCCTGCGTTAAAGAAACTAACAGAAGCTCTAAACAACAGACTTGAACAGCAGCATGGTGAGAAGTTTATTAACGGATTAGATGGCAGGCTTATACCTATCCGTCATCCCCATGCAGCACTGAATACTTTACTCCAATCAGCAGGAGCGATCATCTGTAAGAAGTGGTACGCAACTGTAGAAAATATGATAAGAAGTAAAGGCTACACTACCGAAGATGTTACGATAGTGGCGTTCGTTCACGATGAAGTTCAAATCCTAGTTAAGAAAGGGCTTGAGGATGAAATTGGTGGAATCACTAAAGAGGCAATTAAAGCAACAGAACGTGCCTATAACTTCAAATGCCAGCTCGACTCCGAGTATCAAGTCGGATCAAGTTGGGCAGACACTCACTGATAGTAGTAGGATAGGTGACATTGCAGAGCTTTACGCTATCACATGGTTATGGGACGAAGGTTTTGAGGTGTTCTATAATGCTGGCTCTACTGGTGCTGTTGATATGGTAGCCATTAAAGATAATGAAGTCTACTTGTTTGACGTTAAGTCCAACAGCAGTGACGCTGCAACTAACGCAAGTGGTAGAACCAAACTTCAAAAAGAGATGGGTGTTCAATATATTATCTTTGACGCTAAGACTAGAAAGATGCGTCTGCAAAAACACCATAAGGAATAAACATGGAAACAAGCACATTAAATTTAATCTTAGGCTTTGGTTTTGGTTCTGTTTCGTTTGCCTTTGCCTTCAAGTGGATTGTGGAAGCAATCATACAATACCGTATGGCTTCTAGTTCTACACATATGGTGAGCATGTCAGCCGAAGAGTTTGAAAAGATGATGACGGAGGAAGACGATGAAGAATACTAGAACATTATTAGTCGATGGGGACATCGTTGCTTACAAAGCAGCGACCATTGCCGAGACTCCTATTGATTGGGGTAACGGTACGTGGACGCTACACGCTCACGAGAAGGATGTCATAGGCTCTATGGAAGAGTTTATGAGTAAGATCATAGCTGAGTCAGGGTGTGATAAAGTTATCACCTGTCTCTCAGGAGACAACCTGTACCGCAAGGACGTAGCCCCTTACTATAAAGCTAACCGTAAGAATACTCGTAAGCCTATGCTTCTTAAATTTGCTAAGGATTATTTAGCAGAAAAATATAATGGCATGGTTGAAGACAAGCTAGAGGCTGATGACTTACTAGGCATCTTAGGAAGTGCTGACCATAACACTGTTATCTGGTCGCTTGATAAAGACTTACTTACTATACCAGCTTACCACCTTATTGATGGTAAAGTTGTGGAGGTAGATGAAGAAGAAGCTGACTATCACTTCCTCTATCAAACACTGGTAGGTGACTCGACAGATAACTACAAAGGCTGTCCAACAGTCGGAGCAAAGAAAGCCGATACTATCCTTACACAGCAAGGTGCTACGTGGAATACAGTAGTCAACGCCTTTGGTGCTCAGAAGCTAGGTGAAGAGGTAGCTATAGAAAACGCACGACTAGCACGAATACTTCGTGATGGTGAGTATAACTTTGAAACAAAGGAAGTAAAATTATGGGCGGCATAAACGATGCGTCAGCAGCCGAGTGGGACTTAGCAGCTAGACAGGTAAAGCAAGATGAAGTGAACAAACCTGAGCATTATAATGCAGGTGAGATAGAGACTATTGATTACATCGTAGATGTCTTAGGAGCGTATGAAGCTATAGCATACTGCCATGGCAATGTAATTAAATACACTGGCACTCGCTTATGGAACAAAGGGAAACCTATCCAAGATGCAGAGAAGGCTCAGTGGTATCTAAATAAAATGATCGAATTAATGAAAAAGACTAAAGGGGTTAATTGGTAAATGGATTCATATCAACAGTACATACACAAGTCACGCTACGCACGTTGGAGAGAAGATGATGGTAGACGAGAGACTTGGGCAGAAACCGTAAGACGTTACACAGACTTCTGGGTAGGGCGTGGTCAGATTGACTACGATACATCAGAGATGTTGTACAAAGCGATATATAATTTAGAAGTAATGCCCTCCATGCGCTGCTTAATGACAGCAGGTGAAGCACTTGATCGTGATAACATGGCTGGTTTTAACTGCTCATACATTGCAGTAGACCATATCAGGGTGTTCGATGAAATCTTATACGTACTCATGTGTGGTACAGGTGTAGGCTTCTCAGTTGAACGTCAATCAGTAAACAAATTGCCAGAGGTAGCAGAGGAGTTCCATGAAACAGATACAGCAATCGTTGTCCAAGATTCTAAAATTGGCTGGGCTAAAGCTTTCCGTGAGTTGGTTAGCCTTTTGTATTCGGGTAACGTACCTTCGTGGGATATATCGAAACTACGTGCGAAGGGTGCAAGACTCAAAACTTTTGGAGGAAGGTCGTCTGGAGCTGACCCTCTTGTTGCTTTGTTTGATTTCACTGTTGCCACTTTTAAAGGTGCTGCTGGACGGAAGCTTACGAGTATAGAATGCCATGATATTGTTTGTAAAATTGCAGAGATTGTTGTTGTCGGTGGTGTCCGTAGGAGTGCGCTTATTAGTTTGTCTAACCTTAGTGATGATCGGATGCGTCATGCTAAGTCTGGTAATTGGTGGGAGACTGATACACAACGTGCGCTCGCTAACAATAGTGCAGTCTATAATGATAAGCCTGACTTCGAGACGTTCTTAGAAGAGTGGACAGCTCTATACAAATCTAAGGCAGGTGAGCGTGGTATCTTCTCTCGCAAGGCAGCTAAGAAACAATCAGCTCGTCATGGACGTAGAGACATTGAGCATGACTTTGGTACTAACCCATGTTCGGAAATAATCTTAAGGTCTGCACAAGTGTGTAACCTTTCCGAGATAGTAGTAAGAAGTAAGGATAGCTTTGAAGATTTAAAACGTAAGGTAGAGATTGCTACTATCTTAGGAACACTACAGTCTTCTCTAACAGACTTCCGCTATGTGCGTAACATCTGGAAGAAGAACACACAGGAAGAGTGTCTCCTTGGTGTGAGTATGACAGGCATCATGGATCACCCTGTTATGTCTGGCAAGGTAAGCTCTGGTACGTGGTTCGACCACCCCAATCAGCCTATCTTACCTGAGATACTAGAGAAGCTTAAAGCTGTTGCAGTAAAGACAAACAAGAAGTGGGCAGCAGATTTAGGACTTAACCAGTCTACAGCTATCACTGCTGTTAAACCAAGCGGTACTGTATCGCAGCTAGTGGATAGTGCATCAGGTATACACGCTAGGTTCTCAGACCAGTACATACGGACAGTACGATCTGATGGCAAAGACCCTATCTCAGCCTTCCTGAAGGACGCTGGAGTGCCTTGGGAGAAGGACGTAATGAATGAGGATAACTATGTGTTCTCGTTCCCCATAAAAGCTCCTGCTGGCTCTACGAGTGTTGACTCACTTAACGTACAGGAACAGCTAGACTTGTGGGAAATCTATCAGAACCATTGGTGTGAGCACAAACCTAGTGTGACTATTTATTACTCAGATGAGGAGTTTCTAGCAGCAGGTCAATGGCTATGGGATCGACTGGACAGTTGTTCAGGTATTAGCTTCCTGCCTCGGACTGATCATGTATACAAGCAAGCGCCCTACACAGCCATCACAGCAGAGGCTTACGAAGAAGCCCTAGCAAAGATGCCTGAGAGTATTAACTGGGATGACTTAGGTAAGTTTGAGAAAGAAGACACCACTACAGGAACGCAGGAGTTAGCCTGTGTAGCGGGGCAGTGTGAAATATGACCAAGAAAAGAAGATACCTAAAGAATTGGGTAAAGGAACACAAAGAAACTTTTGAAATGTTTGCATGGTTCTGGGGTGCTAATACCTTAATGGCTGTGTTCTTGATACTTGTCTATAGGTCAATGATGAGTAGTTGCGCTGTCTGGTGAGGAAAGCAAGAGCGATAGTGGTATTGGAGGTACTAACCTGCCTCCATATCATCGCTAATGTCTGGTTACACTTGCCACATAACCCTTTGTTTTAAGGGACTAATTTCTAAACTTCCCCTTAAGAGAAACCAATATGAAAAATACTATTATAACTAAAGAGTTACTAGAGTTATTTAAAGAGCTTTTTCCGAATAAAATTCCAAGGAAAAGGCAATCATCTGAAGACATCGCTTTTCTTCAGGGACAACAATCTGTCATTAATCGTATGGAGTTCCTATACGAAGATGGCATACAACAAGATGAGGTATAATATGTGCGGAGGAGGAAGTAATTCATCACCAGCACCAGCACCACCAGCACCCAACAGAGCACCAGAGGAAATTGAGAGCGCTGTAGACTCTAATGCGGAACAACGTAAGAAGAAAAGTAAAGGGTCTAAGCAGTTAAATAGAAATTCTTCAGCAGCCCAAACTAACACTCAAAGTTCTGGCGGTACAGGCTTAACAATTAATAAATAGGATTTAATCCATGATGACTAACGATCAACGTGTAGCCCATACATATGAAAAAATGGCAGCAGATCGAGATGTCTTTTTAACAAGAGCTAGATCAGCAGCAGAGCTGACTATCCCTACTCTAATGCCAAAGGATGGACACAATGCCCATTCGCAGTTTGATACCCCTTATCAGGCTGTAGGCGCTAGAGGTGTTAATAACTTAGCATCGAAACTGTTAATGACTTTACTACCGCCAAACAGTCCTTTCTTTCGTTTAACGATAGATGACTTTGACTTAGTAGAGCTAGGCAGTAGTGCTAGGGGTCAGGCTGAAGAAGCCCTTGCTCGAATAGAAAGATCAGCAGCACAGGTAGTAGAAGCTAAAGCTATCCGTGTACCTGCTTTTGAAATGCTAAAACAACTCATTGTAAGCGGTAACGCCTTAATACATATGCCACCTAAAGGCGGTATGAAAGTATTTCGTTTAGATCGTTTTGTCGTTAGTCGAGACACAATGGGTAACATACTTAAAATCGTTGTTAAAGAATCTATAGCCTTTGATGCTTTACCTAAAGAAGTTCAAAAAGCTTTGCTAGAGAACGAAGGTTATCAAGAAACAGCAGATAAGAAAGAGTGTGACCTATTTACCTGCGTTTATCGTGAAGGTAAAAAGTTTGTAGTACACCAAGAAGTACACGGTATACATATTCCTAAATCAGAAGGCTCGTACCCAGAAGATAAACTTCCTTGGTTAGCCTTACGGTTTGTTGCTGTAGACGGTGAAGATTACGGACGTTCTTTTGTAGAAGAATACATTGGTGATCTTAAATCATTAGAAGCTTTAACCAGAGCTATTGTAGAAGGCAGTGCAGCAAGTGCTAAACTTCTCTTTATGGTTAGACCTAATGGTACAACTAAGATACGCAACATTGCTGACTCACCTAACGGTGGTATCATCTCTGGTGATGCTAACGATGTGACAACGCTGCAAGCAAACAAGTTTAACGACTTCCGTGTTGCTCAAGAAACTATGCAAAAAATTACAGAGCGTTTGTCTTTTGCGTTCTTACTTAACAGTTCTGTCCAACGACAAGCTGAACGAGTGACAGCAGAAGAAGTACGCTACATGGCACAAGAATTAGAAACTTCTCTCGGTGGTATCTACTCAGTGCTCTCTCAAGAATTTCAACTCCCCCTAGTCAACCTTCTCTTAGGCAAAATGCAGAAAGAAGGTAAGATGCCAAAGTTCCCTAAAGACACGTTGAAGCCTCAGATCGTTACTGGTTTGGAAGCTCTTGGTCGAGGTCAAGACCTTAACAAACTTCAAGCGTTCTTACAAATGCTCCAACCTTTAGGACAGCAAATCATTGCACAAGAGATGAACGTAGATGATTACATTGATCGTCTAGCAGCTTCCCTTGGTATTGACACTCAAGGTTTAATCAAGTCACCTGAACAGAAACAACAAGAGCAGCAAGCCCAACAGCAAATGATGCAACAACAACAGATGATGCAGATGGCTGAGAAAGTAGCCCCCACTGCTGTCAAAGGGATGGTTGATGGTCAAAACGCTGAAGCCGAAAGACAAGCTGAGGAGGAATAATGAATGATTCTTTACAGCCTATCGTTGATGGTTTTTTAAATGGTGGAGCTATACCCACGCCTGAAGAGGGTGTGCAAGCAGTTCAGGAAGTAGCAGCCAACCCTCATGTTCAGCAAGGACTACAAGCGGTAGCGCAAGCAGCATCGCCGCAGCCTGAAGCTGAACCAGTAGTTGAGGAAGAGGTTGAAACTCAAGCCGAAGTAGTTGAGCCTAACCCACACGAAGACTTCTATCTTCTCATAGGTAAACACGCAGAGTCTGACCATGGTGATGAACCTATACGTACACACGATGCAAGAGAAAAAGGTTTGCCTGAAGAAGAGCGAACTTATGACATAGGTTACGGACACAAAATCAAAGACGATGAGTGGACTTCAGGTATGATACACGGGATACCGTTTGTTGACGGTGAAGGTAACTACCTAGCCCTAACTGAAGAACAGAAGCAAGAGATACTGACTGCTGATATGAAAGCTGAATCAGACCTTGCTAGGAAAGTTTGGGATAAGAAGTTAAAAGCTCAGGGCAGTAGTTGGGATAAGTTAGATATACGCTACCGCTACGCCTTAACATCGTTAGCCTATAACGTAGGCGGCAGTAAAGCAGGTTCACAATGGAACGCTGTAATACCAGCCGCAATCAATAGAGATGTAAAAGAGTTTGCCAAACAGCTTAGACGGCAGGATAATAAAAAATATACAGCAGGTATGGATAACAGAGTCCTTAAAGAATTGTTTTATGCAATGCTTATTAGGAATGCCTCAGAGGTGTCTGATGTCTTACCCCTAGCTGATGCTAATCAAGCTGGCGTACCCTTATAATTTTAACAGAGAGACTATTATGGAACAATTATCAACAAATACAGATACACCTGAGAGCGCAGAGGCACAGGCAGCACACGAAGAAGAAATGATTAAAGTTGCTGAAGGGTTAGAACAAAGTAATGACCCTGATCGCCCTGATTGGCTTCCAGAGAAATTTAAGTCTGCCGAAGACATGGCTCAGGCATACGCTAACCTTGAAAAGAAAATGGGTAGCCCTGAAGAAGTAACCGAAGAAGTACAGGAAGAAGTTGTCGAAGAAGATAACGCCCCCAGTGCTAACGAAGTTGCTGATGTTATTAATAAGACAGGCTTAGACTACGACTCAATGCAAACTGAGTACAACGAAACAGGGGAACTTTCTCAAGCTACTATGGACAGTTTAGCTGAGAAAGGTTTTTCTAACGAATTGGTAGATAGTTGGGTTAAGGGACAGCAATCCCTCCTTAACAACTACCAAAATGAAGTCTACAGTAGTGTAGGCGGACAAGAAGCTTATAGCGAAATGCAAAGCTGGGCAGCAGATAATCTTAGTGATTCTGAAATCCAAGCCTTTGACCGAGCTGTAACTTCGGGAGATATAGGATTAGTTAAGTTAGCGGTAAGTGGTTTACAAACCAAGTATCAAGCTGCTGAAGGGTCAGACCCCTCGTTATTAACGCAGGGACAATCTACCAATTCAACAGGTGGTGTGTACAACTCGTGGGCTGAAGTTAATTCAGCAATGAGTGATGCCCGATACGAAAGTGATGTCGCATATCGCCAACAGGTTTCTGCCAAACTTGGTAGAAGCCAACTATAATAGTCTCTTTGCCCTCTTCGGAGGGCTTTTTAATTCCAAAAGTACAACAACACGTAATACTATTACCTTTGACCCTCCGAGGAGGATAATCTCAGAGAACGCATGAGTGTTAAGTGACTGAGTAGAATATCAATCATTTAAACATTTAACTAAAAGGTAAAACATTATGACTGATTACAATGGTGCGAATACTGGTGCAGTATCTCGCTTAGGTCAAGTAAACGGAGCGAATGATGCAAAGGCGTTGTTCCTCAAAGTATTTGCTGGTGAAGTATTAACAGCGTTTAACACTAACAACATCGGTATGGGTCTACATCGTGTACGAACTATCTCTAGTGGTAAGTCGGCACAATTCCCATTAACAGGTTTGTCATCCACCGCAACTTTAGTGGCTGGTGATGAGCTTGTGCCTACAGCTATCAACCACAATGAGAAAATCATTACTGTAGACGACTTGCTTACAAGTTCTGCTTTCGTAGCAAAGATTGATGAAGCAATGAACCACTACGATGTACGTTCAATTTACTCAACTGAAATTGGTAACGCATTAGCTAAAGCTGCTGACCAAGCAATCTTTAAGTCTGTTGCGAACGCTTCTGTTGGTAAAGATAACGCTAACGCAGCCTTACCACAAGCTGATAGCTCTGCTACTTCAGGTGCAACTATTGAAACTGGTTCTGCTACACCTTCGGGCTCAACAATCGCAGATAAATTGTTTGACGCACTTCAAACTTTAGACTCTAAGAACATCACAGGTGAGCGTAGTATTGTTGTAACTCCAGCAGTCTACTACTCATTGTTCAAAGGTACAACTGCTAACCAAGCTGGCTTTATGTCATCTGACTTCGGTTCTGGCGGTAACGCTAACACTGGTACTGTACCAATGATCGGCGGTGCTAAAGTCTATATGTCTAACAACCTACCTACTGAAGCTACTGCTGGTTATAACCACGGTGCTGGTAGTGCGACTGACGAAGACATCCAAGCATTAGTCTTCACTAAAGATGCTGCGGCAACAGTTAAGCTTCTTGATTTGGGCGTTGAATCTGAATATCTAATTCAGAACCAAGGTACATTGATGGTTGCTAAATATGCAATGGGACATGACGCTCTACGTGGCGAATGTGCTGTTCGATTAGTAGAAGGTACTGCGTAAGTAGTAACCCTTTTGAGAGCACCCCTTCGGGGGTGTTTCTCTCTTTATTTTTTCATTGAGGTAAAAATGACAACTCCAACTACAAAACTGGAAGCAGTAAACACTATGCTGTCTACCATTGGCGAAGCGCCAGTGAATAGCTTATCATCTGGTCTAGTGGACGCTGAAACTGCTGAGACAATCCTCAATAATGTTTCAAGAAGCGTTCAGTCACAAGGCTGGAACTTTAATTCAGAACCTGATTATACAGTAGCTGCCGATTCAGACGGCAACGTAGTCCTGCCAGCAGAAGTTGTAAGAGCAGACTTAGCTAAATCAGAAACCAAATACAGAAACTCTACCAACGAGTACGTGCAACGTGGCAACAAGATATATGACAAAGCAAAGCACACGTATAACATAGGCAAGGCACTTAAGCTCGATGTGGTAGTTTTATTAGATTTCACATTACTTCCTGAAGTAGCTAGACGCTACATTGCTGTCAGAGCATCTCGTATCTTTCAAGAACGAGTAGTAGGCTCTGATAAGCTATCAACAATGAACAGGAATGATGAACAACAAGCCCTTTATCATCTACAAGAAATGGAAGGTGATAACGGTGACTATAATATCTTTGATGATTATGGCACAGCGAGTGTGTTAGATCGTTCTATCGGAACAAAGGTGGTAACTAATGGCTCTAGTTTCTAAAAGTATTCCTAACCTCATCAATGGGGTATCGCAACAGCCCCCAGCCATACGGCTCGCAGGGCAAGCTGAAGTACAGGAAAACGGTTTTTCAGATGTTGTAGAGGGTTTAAAGAAACGACCTCCATCAAAATACTTAAACAAGCTAAAGAAAACAGACCCAGCAGGGACTACATACTTAAGCTCTACTGAATTAAATAGATCGTTTTTCCATACATATAAAAGAAGTAATGATGAGCAGTACACAGTTGTCTTTGACCCTGTGCTCACTAAAATGTACGTCTATGATATTAGCGGTAATCTTCGCTATGAGTCTGGTTTAGCTAGTTGGGATGCGGACGGTGTTCAGATAGCTATCAACGCTGATAATACAGCGTTAGCGGCTTACTTTGGTAATAACGCCATAACCAGCGCTGACATAACAACCACTTCTGTGGCTGATTATACTTTCTTTGTAAATAAGAAAAAAACCATAGCAATAGATAACGCAACCCCTGATTTTGTAAGACCCTACGAAGCTCTTATCTATATGAAGATAATGAACTACGCTAAAGTTTACAAATGGAAAGTAAGTAGGGGCAACGACCCCCTAACTTCTGCTGACGATACTTGGAGTGGGGTATACGGACAAGCTGAAACATTAGATGGGGGTGGGAACGATGCTCACCTAGAAGTAAAAGGTTTAAGGACAGGTACATTCTTTGATCTCACAATGGGCGGTGATACCGATGATGGGACAACTGGTGATACACATCTAGTAGCGGGTGATACTTTACAGAACCAAGTAGCTGTAAGCGAGTCGTCATTAACTGCACAAGGGCTTCAATCAAAAAGACAGACAGGTAATCCCTTTGTTGTCCTAGAAACTACACAAGCAAACGCTGCTGATTTTGACATTCAAGTTACGGATGAAAATGGTGGTAATGATTTATTTGCTTTTAAAGATACGTGTACAAAATTTACTTCACTGCCTAACTTCTGTGTAGAAAACTTTACGATACAGGTGTCAGGTGATAACCAAAAGAAAGAAGATGATTTTTATGTTAAGTACGTAGGTAACAACACCACTGGCTCTTGGACTGAGTGCGCTAAACCATCTCGTCCAAATGTACCAGTTTATCATAATCTTGACCAAACTACGATGCCTCACACGCTGAAGCAGAACGCCAATGGTAGCTTCTCTTTTACAGTAGGCTCTTGGGATGAAAGAAAATGTGGCGATGACGATACTAACCCTTTCCCAAGCTTTGTTGGTCAAACTATCAACGATGTGTTCTTTCACCGTAACCGCTTAGGTTTTCTTTCAAATGAGAACGTGATCTTTAGTGAAGCTAGTAGCTACTTTAACTTCTTCCGAGTAACGGTAAGAAGCTTGCTTGACTCAGCTCCTATTGATGTAGCAGTTAGTCAGAATCAAGTATCTATATTAAAACATGCGATACCTTATCAAGAACAGTTATTAATGTTCTCTGACTTAAACCAATTCTCTTTGTCGTCAGATAGTCTTCTTACGCCCTCAGAGGTTGCTATAGATACCTCAACAAAGTTTGAGTGTGATCTAACAAGCAAGCCAGCATCAGCAGGTAAGACAGTATTCTTTGCTACCAGCGATGTAAACTCAGCAGGTGTAAGAGAGTATGTCACGGACGCTAACTTAGAGATTAATGATGCTCCTTTAATAACTGCACACATACCTTCTTATATTGAGGGTAATATCAGAGAGATGGTAGCATCGACAAACTTAGATATGCTAGTCTGTTTGACAACAGGCAATAAGAAAGAAATTTATGTCTATAAATGGTACGAACCAGCAAAAGAAAGGTTACAAAGCTCATGGTCTAAGTTTACTTTTGATTCAGACATAGCCCACGTTTCTTTTAATAACTCGGTTCTTAACATTGTATTCTCAGATGCAAGGTTTGAGAAAATGGATTTAAGCCCTGTTACTGACAATACGGCTGTGTCTTACTTTGTTAAGTCTAATACGCCTACGTCTAGTTTGACAACCTTAGGCACGTACACACACGTTCTTTTCACAGGGTCACCTATCTACTGGACTTATACTGGTTATTCTGCGTCAGGTGCACAACCAGCGAGCTCTACTTTCGGAGCACAAAGCAGTATTAAGTTTAAACAGGTACAAAAGATTAAGGCAATGAATCACGCCTCTAGTCCAATCAGCTTTCAAAAAGCTTGGATTCAAATAGAGGTTGATAATTCAGCTTTAAGTAGTAATTCTGGACAAATCTCAATTTCTGATTTACCTTCGACAATTACTGTTGGTGGCGTAGATGTGGAAGTTAAAGATTCCACGACTGTGGGAAGCAACTACACAGGCTCTGCTGAGACATTCTTTAGAGCTGCCCGTGGTGCTTCTACAGTTGTATTTCAACAATACATAACACAAACAGCACACGACTCTTTGTGGTCTACAGTGCCGCAACAGATAAAGCTAAATATACCTGATACTGTGATATCTCAAACTGGGGTTTTACTTGACCACTTACAAACAATAAACACAGCTAATGATTTGGCGGCTATACAAAGCCAGTACACTCCGACAGCGGATACCCAATACATAGACCATAAAGGTGGTCTAATTGCTACAGGTTCACCTGCTGACGGCTCTGAGATATATACTTATCTTGCAGGTACACATACCTTAGCTGATGGTACATCTCAAAGTAACTTTGTTAGTGTAGGTGAGCCTTACAACTTCAAGTATCAGCTATCTGAGCAAGTCTTCAGACCTTCAGAAAACGATTCTAGTCAAATAGCTAGGTTTCAACTAAAGAACATGAACTTCCACTACAGCAATACTGGAGCGTTTGATGTTACGGTAGCTGCTACGGGGCGTGACCCCAGAGTTACCACCTTCACTGGTCGTATCTTAGGTGGTGAAGATAACGTGTTAGGCTTTACTTCAACCGTAGATAAAGGCTCATTTAAAGTAGGTGTTCAATCACAAGCTAAAGAAGTAGCTATTACAATTAACAACAACAGCCATAAACCATGTGCGTTCCAAAGCGCAGAGTGGGAAGGTGAGATACAATTTAGAGGGAAGAGAATATGACACATCATTACAGACCCGCAAGGTTCGAGGACTGCCGTGAGATGGCTCCTAATATGCGTTCACAAGACGCTGACGAGGTGTTAGCCAGTCACGGCTGGACTCCACTACAAGCTCTACAGGAGTCATACAGGCTCTCTAGTGGCAGCTCTGAGTGCAACAGTATCATCCATGAGGATGGGAGCGTTGTGGGTATGTTTGGTGTGGCAGATCAAGGTGCTTATGCAATGCCTTGGTTATTAGGTGCTGATAAAATGCTCGAAACTAGATACGAGTTCATTCCTCAAGCTATTGAGTGGGTGAAGCGTATGAGTATACAGCACCCTCTACTCTTTAACTTTGTACATAAAGATAACACGGTAGCGATCAGGTGGCTCAAGTCGTTAGGATTTGAGTTTATAAAAGAAATAGAAGAATATGGGGTGGGTAAAAAACCCTTTATTCAATTTGTGAGGATAAACAAATGTGTCCACCTTTACTAGCAGCACTACCTGCTCTTGGAACAGCAGGAGCAGCAGCAGGAACAGCAGCAGCAGGAACAGCAGCAGCATCAACAGCAACAGCTCTGACAGGAATGCAACAGCTTATGATAGCCAGTACAGTTCTTTCAACATTAGGTACAGTACACGGCATTAGAGAGCAAAAGAAAGCATCTAGGGAGAACGCTGAAGCCGCCAACGAAGCTAAAAATCAAGAAGATCAACAGATAAATATAAGCCAAGCTAACCAACAACAAGACGCAGCAGAGGAGAAGATACGAAATAACCAAGAAGCCGAAAAAGCGGCAGCAAGGGCTGCTGTAGCTCAAGGAGAAAGTGGCGGATCTTTAAACAACAACGCAGTCCTACAAGACATAGTGGCTCAAGGCTTGACAGGAAATAATCAAGTATCCACAAACCTTGATAGATTAGAAGTAGATAGTAAATATCAAAAAATCGCAGCTAAAAATAGAGCACAGTCTAGGATAAACTCTGTAGCTATGCCAAGCAATTTTGCGGCTGGACTTCAAATAGGCAGTGATATTACAAGTGGTGCGTCAGATTATTACGCTACATTCGATGATTAAGAAGGTAAATAATGGCTAAGAAAACAGTAAGAAGTCAAGCTAAGATTGATAACGTGGTGGCACAGGTAAACGCTATCAATCCACAGACAAGAGTTGATACCTTTGTTAAGCCAGTGCAGAACACTAAAGGTATGCAAGTAGCTAAAGCGTTAAAAGAAACAGCTCCTGCCTTAAGTCAGTTTGCAGCAACTAAAGAAAAGAACATCATTGACGAACAAGTCAGAACCATTGCTGGAATACAAGCTCGTATTGAAGCAGATGGTGGTGGTTATCTTGAGCATGATTCTTGGGATAATCTACGTACAAGACCTCGTATGATGATTGCTGAACACTTTGGCAACAAAGCGGCTGATGCAAAAATACTTGAGCATAAGAACTTCTTGTCACGCAACAAGCAAAAACTCTTGGATAGAGATGGTGAAGAAGGTATTGAAGCGTATATAGCCGAGCACACCACGCAAGTGACGGCAACTGACGACTTCGGCTTAACTGAGCAAGCAACTACTAAAGCAAAGTTGGACGAATACTTTAATCAAGTACGCAACCAAGGTATTACAGCTAGAGAAGAAGAGAACAAAAGAAACAGTTTAGATGCTTTCAGCTATGCCGCTCAAGATATTCTTTCTATCGAAACAACAGAAAGGTTGAAGGCAGAGGGTAAACCACACGGCTGGGAAGCATTGGAGAACTGGTATCAAGGTTTCATTGCTAACGGCACAGCTTTAACCCCTGCTGAATACAAAATAGCGTTGTACCCAGAGCTTCTTAAGGGTGTTAAAAACGGTACTATCACCCGTGACTCTTTAGACTATGACAGAATCCCTGACCAATGGAAGAGTAAAGAAATAAAAACCTTTATTGATATATTGGCAACTGAGGCTGATGATGCAATTATAAAGAATGAAGCAAAAGAAACGGCTCTTGCGAAGCAGCGTGTACGTGAAAATACGATTGCTATAATTACAGCGTCTAATGATGGTACTCTTAATCCTAATGATTACCGAGAAGATGCAAACGGTACTCCCACACCTCAGTTATTTGATTTTGCTACTAACTTAGCTAATGTAAAATCAGGTGTTGTTAAGTCTTTAATCACGGGCAAGGTAGCCGAGCGTAAAATGATGGCAGCCTTCTTAACTGATAATCCTGAGCTTATTGGTCAGAAAGACTTAAGCTTTGAATCAGTGGCAGCTTTTATTCAATCAAACAATCTCCAAGGTCAGGATGCCACGAGATTAGTAGAACTTGTAGAGAAGTTTGAGGTAAAGCCGCTTAAGTTTAGTGACTATCATGGTTATGAAAAACTTGAAGGAAGGATAAAGATTCTACAAGAAAATGAAAAAGCATTTTTTAGTGTTCTACCATCGCATATCAAGACAGAGCTAGATGAACTAGCTACTACTGAAATAGAAGATAGAATTATAGATCACATTGAAGAACATAAAACTATAAACAACACTGTAGTCCGTCAAATAGCTAATGATATTTACAACGAATACAAAGAAAAGGTTGATAATTATACGAACAGAGTACCAGTATCGGTTGGCGGAACGCTTGAAGAACGTATAGCTGGCTTAAGGCAACAGCTTGAAGGGACTGGACGCACCAAATCAAAGCAAAAGGCAAGGAAAAAGCTTGCGGAACTTTTGAAAGAACAAGCAAATAATTCAACAGACCCCTACGCTAGTACGAACCCTTTTCAATAAACCATAAGAGGCACACATGAGTAATGAACTTTACACTCCTTTTGCAGACCTAGAGGGCAACCGCTATGAAGTGCAAAAGGAAGTTGACTGGACTTCACTGTCAGGCAACAATGGTTGGAAGGCTGGTTCAGCAGAGTTGTTCAAAGCTAATCATGGTAGCTATCCTCAAGATGTAAATGACCCCATCCTTAAGAAATACGAAGGTGAAACATTTGATGAAAAGATGGCTGACTACGGCTTGAAACAGATGGCTGGGTTTAACTACGACCTTGGTGAAATGGTTGTAGATACCTATAACATCACAAGAGCTGAACAAAAACAAAAGGAAGCTTTCATCTACTTGTTAGATCAGTATGATGAAGTAAACACAAGCTGGCACACAGCCAAACAGGCTGGTTGGGAAGTCTTAAGTGACGCTACTAACTGGATTGGTCTTGCTACGTTTGGTACTGGTACTATAGTAAGTGCTGGTGCAAAGATTACAGGTAAGGCTGCTCTACGCAAAGCCCTTAAAGAGTCTATCGAAGAAGGTGCTGAAGAGACTGTTAAGAAGTCTGTGCTTAGAGAGTCTGCTGAGAAGGTAGGCACTGTAGGAGCTATTGAAGGCGCATTACACGCTGGAGTTAGTGACAGCCAACAACAAACTGTCCGTATGGACGCAGGAGCACAGCTAGAGTATGACTACGGTCAAACAATGGGCAGTGCCGCAGTTGGTAGTGTGTTCGGTTTCGGTGCAGCAGTAGGCTTTGATGCGTTGTTTAGTAAGATGTCTGGTAAGATGTTGAGCAAGCGTGTTGATGAAGAAATCGCTAAGGACGCTGACAAGATTGAAGCTAACACAAAAGAAGCTGCGGAGATTGTTGAACGCAGAGCAGCTAAAGACAAGAAGGAACAGGCTCAAACACCAGCACAGCGTGAGCAAGAGTTAAAGAACCAAGAAGAAATAATGAGGAAGGCTGAGGCTGGTAGAAACCCTAAAGCTGACCCAGAGGATGCCTCAACAGTTATACCTAAGAAGCGAAGATACGTTAAAGGTGTCATGGAACTATTCAAGAGTCCCAAAGTATTAATTCGAGCCATGCGTGGCGACCCAGATGCGTTAGAGAAAACTTTAGTGCAGTGGCAGAAACAATCACTTAATGAGACAGAAGGTAAGGCAGCTAGTAGAACAGTCTATGAAGCACTACAGATGCTGAACCACAAACAGAAAAGAATAGTTGATATACTTGAAAGCACACCTAACCTAACTAAAGAAACACGAGATTCACTTAGAGCTGAGTTAAAAGACTTGGATGGTGACATCATACGTATGGAAGGTATGTACGACCACGTAGCTGGTTGGAAGGGTAGATACTTACAGGACATCCAAAACTTCTTAGATTACAAAAGAGGCGATGACGGTTCACTATCACCTGAAGCTCGTAGGAAGGCTTACACAGAGTTCTACATGAAAAAGATGAACCGTATTACACAACAGTTCAATAAGAAGATGGATGAGGTGTTAGATTCTACTTCTCCTAATTACAACCCTGAGAAGGCTATAAGTATCATGCGGCAGCGTGAAGCTTTCCGTAAGAAGATGATGGACGCAATCATAGAAAATGATCCTAGCTTAACACCTAACAAGCTTAGAGAACTATATAATAAGTTTGGTGAGTCTCTTGTAGAGATGTCTATTGCTGGTCGTTTTAGCCCTCAAACTGTTGCGGTAAACACGTTGTTTCCTTTTATTAAGACTATGACATACCCAATACTTGAGCAAATTATGCGCCACCCTCTCAAGAGAGAGATGTGGAGGCGGACTGCTCGACAGTATATGTATATGTTTGCTAACCAAAGAGCGTCCTTAAACGCTATGCGATACGCATTCCGATATGAGCAGACAGGTCTTACACAAGACCCCTCTAGGTTTCTTATGGGAGGTATAAAAACTAAAGGACATTTCGCAGCTTTCTATAGAAGTATTAATAGAGCTATGAGTGCTACTGATGCTTATATGCAGGAAACGGCTGCAATGGGTGACTTAGTAATTAAGTCTTTCGACAGTCTTCTTGATCAAGGGGCTAAGAAAGGTTTAAAAGGTAAGGAGCTTGAAGAGTTTGTTAATGCTCGTATGCCTAGTGAAATTGATAAGGGGTACAGTTATCTAGTAGACCACAACACTTTAAAACCTCTTATTGAAAAAGGACAAAGCTTAAACCTAAAGGGTGAAGCTTTAGAGAAGTTTGTCTTACGTGAGCTTGATGACATTACTAAGTATGTGCCAAGTGCAGACGACTTAGCTACGTTTAGATTGCAAGGTGAGCGTCTAAAACTTAAAGGTAAAAAACTTCAGAACTATATTGACGAGAGAGTAAACAATCGCAAGTTCCGTATGATTCGTACTCTTAAGAATAAAGACTCTGTAGAGATGGTTAAAGACCTCTTGTACAAAAAAGAGTTTAGCAACGATAATGCTTTTGAAAGAGTTGCTGGTGGTCTTGAGAGTTTTCAACAGAAGAATTGGGAAGCTCGTTTCTTTGGTAACTTATTCTTCAGAACACTTGTACGTCTATTTAACGAGTCTATGCGTATATCTCCAGTTGCTAACTCGTTGTTGCCTAGCTTCCAACGTGACCTTCAGGGTCTTAACGGAGCGCAAAAGCAAGCACGAGCACAAACTGAAGGTGCTATCTCTCACGCCATACTAATGGTTGTGTTGAGTAAGTGGGCGCAGGGTGAGATACAAGGCAGCACTAATCCAAACTATCATAAAACAATGGAGTTTGAGCGTACAGATCAAGCAGAGCCAATGACGATTGATGTCTTTGGTGGCGACCGTTCGTACAGATGGGCTGATCCATTTAGGATTCCATTAACTACGCTTACTAATACTTTAGATGGTATTAGACGGCAGCAGCAGCTTGAACGTGAAGATTATGCGTTAGAAAAGGCAATGGGAAGAGAGCTGGAAGAGTCTGAAAGAAAGGCTGAGTCAGCAGCTAACCAAGCATTAGCTATTGCGTTTACCTCTGTACTTAGTGTCTTTAAAGACTCTGGTATGACTCAGGGTTTAGCTGACCTTGTTAAAGGTATTGCAAGAATGGTAAAAGCTGGAACTGACGAGCAAGATGGCGATGCAGAAAACGCCTTAGACGTTCTTGGGGACTTTCTCACAAAGAAAGTAATGATGCCTCTACCTAACACTCTGACTAAAGCAGCTAAAGGTGCTTTTGGTGATGATCAGTTGATTGAACCTCTAACACCACAGCAGCGTTTTATTTCTCAGTTTAACCCTAACCATCCTTCAGTACCTCGTAAGTATGACTTCTTTGGTAATCCACGCAAGATGGATACACCCGTAATGCAGCTAATACCTTGGGCTGCTTCTACAGAGGCAGACAGGAGTGGTGCAAATAAAGGTTTGTCTTATGAGCAGGAAACAGTACAGAACTTTGTAGCCCGTTTAGAGGCAGCAGGTTTTGGCGTGTTCAATAGACCAAAGAGAACAGATGAGGCGTTTAAAGATAAATACGGACTTATTGATCTTAGGACTATTTACACAACGGTACAGGGTACTAAGGTAACTGTCATGGATGCTATACGTCTACGTGCTAGAGATGCGTATGGACAAGCATTAGCAGAAAACTTAATCAAGTACGTTGATAACCCTTACGCCCCTGTGTCAATACAAGACGCTGATGATAAAACTGGAGTTATAACCATCATTAAAGACGAAAGGCGTAAAGTCTTAGAAGTAGCTTTACTGGATGTGATATACGCAGACCCAGCATTACTAAAGCTTGTTAAAGATAAAGAATTGCTGGAGTATCGTAGATCACAATTACCCACTTATAGAATAGAAAAAGATAGGACTAAATAATGGCATACTCATATAACGACTATGTTTCTGGTACAAACAGTGACGGTACATCTTATACTGTCACCACTTCTACTGTCTTTGCATCTCCTCCTTACCTTAGCGGTAGGGGGGCTTCTGATGTAACAGTGGCAGTAGATGGAGTCATAAAAGTAAAAGACACTGACTACACAATAACAAACACTGAAGTTAAATTTTTAGTTGATAAAATCCCACCAGCAGGGGCTAAGATACGAATAAGCAGAAATTCTAGTCAGGGGCAAAGGATTACAGATTATTCTGATGCCTCGCTGCTAAACGCTGACACGATGGATGCTGACGCAAACCAGTTGTTCTTTATAGCACAGGAAGCCTTAGACACAGCTAGTGAGACTAACCTTGCGGTTGCTACGTTTTATAGCTCAGGTACTAGCGCCCCAGCGTCAGCCACAGCGGGTGACTTATTCTTTAACACCTCTACAGGATTGTTACAGATTTACACTGGAAGTGCTTGGGAGTCCATTAATAACAGAGGACACAAACAAACCTTTGCTATCTCTGGGAGCACTACAGTATTTACACCTAGTAACCCAGTAGATGCGAACACTTTAGTATTCTTAAACGGTGTTCTACTTGTTGAAGGCTCAGGCAGTAATGGTGATTACACTACATCATCCACACAGGTAACTTTAAATGTAGCAGTTACTTCAGGTGTTGTTGAGATTATATCGTTCCCTAACGCAGCTTTTGTTGGCACAGTTAATGCTGTTGATGGTGTATTTAGCGGTAACTTAACAGCCGATACATTAAACACTGCAACTCTGAGCACTGAATACCAACCTTTAAGTGCAAATTTCTTCACTCCTTACACTCGAATAAGAGAAACAGGTAATGGTAGTTTTAAATTAGAAGGTGAAGGTGTAGAAATAAACGTAAGTGATGGAACTGCTACTAATTTTAGCAATGGCGTTGCCTATAAAAGAGTAGTATGTACTGGTGGTAGTGCTAACGGTGTAGAGCTAAAACATGGCACAGGTGATACTAAGCTATCTACTACAGCAACAGGTATAGACGTAACAGGTACGGTAACTGCTGACGGCTTGTCTCTTGGTGACAATGAAAAAATCCTGTTAGGTAATGCAGCAAGTCCTGACTTAGAGATTTACCATAATGGTACTGACAGCTATATCATAGAGAAAGGCACTGGCGATTTAAACATCCAATCAAATGGAGCTGATATAAAGCTGTATGATGATGCTAATAATACAAACCTAGCAGCATTTGTCACTGGTGGGGCTGCAAAACTTTACTGGGCAGGTAACAATGCAGAGGTTCGCCTAGCAACAACAGAAACAGGCATAGACGTAACAGGTACGGTAACTGCTGATGGTGTCAAGCTAGGCGATAACGACAAGCTACAGTTCGGTAATGTTACAACTCCAGATTTAGAGATATATCACGATGGCTCCAATAGCAGAATAACAGACCAAGGTACGGGCAGCCTAATTATTACTGGAGAGGAGTTAAGTCTTCAAGCTGCTAATGGCTACCGTAGAGTTCACGCACAGAATGGGGCTTCTGGTCAGACGCTGCTATATTATGGCACAGACAGCACATCGAAACTCGCAACCACCTCAACAGGCATAGACGTAACAGGCGATGTTGCAGCTACTACAGTAACAGTAGGTGACTCAACAGGTACAAACCTAGAGCTTTATGAAGACAGTAGCCAAAATGCAATTATCAAGCAGAGAGGTACTGGCGGCTTACAGATTTCTGGTGTTAATGGCTCATTAGCTAATGACGATTACGCACAGTTAGTAACTTGGGATGCTGATAATGTAAATCTTAGTTGGCAAGGTGCTTCTGGAGCAGGTACTAAACTATCTACTACTGAGACAGGCATAGACGTAACAGGCGACATCGAAGTAACCGATAACACCAAAGGCGTAATTCTTAAATCACCTAACGGCTCACGATTTAGACTTGAAGTTGCTGATGATGGCACTTTGTCTACTGAAGCGCTTTAATCTAATTTAACAAAGGAAACAAAAATGGCACAAGTAGCTAACGATAACACTCCCTTTAAACCTTCTTTGCGTGACGGTGGTAGGGGTTTAGTACAATGCGTACACAACGGAAGCAACAACGCTTCTCTATACGGCAGTTTAGACGGCACAAACTTTGCATTGATACATACTTTTACTGCATCAGAAATCAAAGAGGTTGCTTTAGCTCCTGATATGTTGATTGCGGCAGACACCAGTGCAACTGTAACTGTAGCTGGAGCTACTGACGTAAACGCAGGAACAAAAGTATTTATTAACGAAACTAGATAGGGGGTAATATGCTTAAAAATGTCATACAACCCTTAATAACAGATACCATTACAAATACCATCACTCAGGCTAGTGCAGCTTTGGGTGATGGTTTTATGATGAACAGTGTAGGTACATCTCTCATAGACTCTATAACCATCACAAGCGGTACGATTAATATCTACGGTAACATTTACTCAGGCTATGGGTCTGGTATGAATGGTTATCATGGCTCAAAGAGTCCATCTACTATTGATCTAGCTGATGGTGTTACCCATACCCTTGAAGCTTTACGTCAGCATAACAACAAAGTTGAATTTGCATTGGGTGCTA